GGTTGTCCTGTAGAATCACCTGGATTAAATTCAGCTATAAAAGATGTGTCTCTTTTTTCTAAAAAATCTCTTGTGCTACTACTTATAATTTGCACAGATCGAATACTTATACAATCATCTGGCACATTTAAATATCTTGCTGTGCCTGTAACTGCAGTCACATATTCTCTAATGTCATCATAATCTACTTTATTAGCAATATCTATTTCAATGTTTCTTATAAATTCATCTATTAAACTATCAGATAAAACATTAGAATCTACCTCAGTATAGTTTCTAACTTGAGTTAAAAAATTTGCGTGTGTAATACTCATGAAATCACCACAGTAAAATTAGTGCCTACAGATGCCGTCATAGAAAAAGTATTCAATTCTGTACCTAATATATTATTGCTAGAAGCTACTGTCATGTTAGCTCCACCAGTTATACCTGTGTCTCCGGAGGTCGAAAAAAAACCTTCAGTAACATATAACAAAAACTTTTTTTGTGTATCAGGGTGCATTGGTCTAGGGTTAGCTAAAGCTATTGCATCTGCTTTTACATGTTTTCTTTTAATTTGAGGATGTTTAGCTTCAAACTCAGATTTATGAACTAAAGAGCCATTCCATTCTTTAACCATTTCTGTATATGGAAACTCTAAACCTGATCTGTCAGATATTGCTTTTGATCTTTTTCCTCTTGCGTATGGCATTATACACCTTGCGGGTAAAAAGTTTGAGGAGTTATATACACAGAACTTCTTTGTCCATCTTCTGTCAATGCTCTTTGTAACTCATCTTCATATAAAAGTTTGTTTTGTTGTATAGCTTGCGGGTTTCTTTTTAATGATAAATAATATGCAAGACCTGCAACCATACAGGGTATAAATCGAAATACCACGTCTGCTTGATTAGTATATGCACCTGCATCTTCAATCCTTTTTAAATAATAATATTTCAAATATGTATAAGTGCTAGCATCTGGTGTTTGATACAAACTAATAGTAGGAGTGGTTTGTCTATCAACATAATATTGGCTAGGTTGTCCTTGTGATCCTTTATTAGGTAATGCAGCATA